GAATGTAACTACAGTCATCGACAAGTTTACCGCGACAAATTACAGCGCAACTGCTGCAACGATTAGCGTTAACCTTGTGGCAGTGTCTGGCAGCGCAGGAAATGACAACCTTATCGTCAAGACCAAGACGCTTCAGCCATCGGAAACCTACACGTTTCCTGAGCTAGTCGGCCAGGTAATTGTATCAGGCGGGTTTATTTCAACTATTGCGGGAACAGCGACAGCCATTAACATCCGCGCATCTGGACGGGAAATATCGTAATGAAAAAGCCAATGATGATTATTGAAGGCTTTGCTGGTCTGCGTGAGAGCGAACCATTCATCACCACTGCTGAGAACAAGAAGAACACGAAGATCGTGATCGACGATTGGATGCTTGGCCCTGAAAACCCAAGCAACGAGCGTGGCGCTAATCCTGAATACTGGGTGGCCTTGGGTGTAGCTATGCAAGTGGATGAGACTGAAGCTCGTCGGCGCAGATGTTCTAACTGCGAGTATTACGACAACAGCACCATGACCCAAGCCAAGATGGAAAAGATTCCATTCAACGAGTGGGACGTTGATGCTGGCTTCCGTGGCTACTGCCATAAGTTCGAGTTCATCTGTCATGATTTGCGTGCTTGTCAAGCACAAGAAGAACGAGAGTTTGAATTTGAAGATTGATTGTGATATGGTTTTTCCACAGAGCTTTTAAGAGCAGCCTGTGGCTCAATAGTAGAAAGCTTACTATGCTTAAAAGCGGAACGCCTGAATACTGGTTGCGTAGGAACTTTGCCGAAGCATTATCCTTGCCCGAAGATGCCGTTGAATGGCTCATTGACCTATGGCAAGTTGTTCAGCTTTTTGATGACATTGTTGATGGCGACAAGATAGACCGCGACGATGCTGATATGGCAATTTGGGCCGCATTGGTAGGATTGCCGTCAAATCCGTTCTATCAATTTCACTCTGCAGTATTGCTGCCACTCCTTAGCATTGCGATTCTAAAGTGGAAGGCATCTGATACCGTTGAATTGGCTGGTAATGCTTGCGCTACTAGCTTTGTCTGGCGTGCTGGATATTATGATATTGTTCTTGCGGCAGTGCAGTTGGTTCACGGCACACAAGCAGCAATGGAAATAGGTCACGTTGTGTTAAAGCTTTATGGCGAAAGCCTTGATGAATATATGAAGGAAATGTCTGATGCCTGATCCAGTAACAGGAATTGGCGCTGCTGTCAGCATTGGCGGCGCGGTTTTAAAGGGTAAGTCTGCAAGCAAAGCAGGCCAACTTCAGTATGATGCTAGCATGGCTGGTGTTGCCGAAACAAGGGCTGCACGCGAAGAAATGCGTGGATTGCTTCAGCCATATGTTTCTGCTGGTGGCCCTGCCTTAGAAGCTCAAATGGCTGCTTTAGGTCTCTCTGGCGCAGAAGCGCAGCAAGCATATGTATCTCAGCAAGAGCAAAGCCCGATCTTTCAGGCACTCAAGCGCCAGCAAGAAGAATCCATCCTTCAGAACGCGTCAGCAACTGGCGGACTTCGTGGCGGCAACGTTCAAGGCGCATTAGCTCAGTTTCGCCCTCAATTACTGAATCAGTTTCTTGAGCAGCAATATGGTCGTTTGGGCGGCATGACGCAATTAGGTCAGCGGTCTGCTGCTGGCGTTGGCGCGGCTGGACTGGATGCGGCTGGCGACATTTCTACGCTTCTTGGTGAAGGTGGTGCTGCAAGAGCGGGATCAGCTTTGGCAAAAGGCCAAATGTTTGGCGACATCCTCGGTTCTGTGGGTGGCGTTGCAAAGGGACTATTCTAATGGTTCAGCCGATTAATTACGCTGACTTAGCTGGAGGCTTTCAATCTCCACAAGAGGCATTTACTAATACGATTAAGTTGCGCGAATATTATTTGCAGCAGCAAAAAGCGGCTGAAGATGCACGGTTAGCTAAAGAGAAAACTGTGCGAATGGAAGCTGATTTAAAAGATTACACAACAAATCCAGACCCTCAAAAACTAGCTACTTTGCACCTGAATTATCCAGTCCTTAAAGAATCACTGAATAGCTATACGGCAACACTCTCAGATGCAGACAAGCGCACCACAACCGATTTTGCCACTCAAGCTTTCGGTTTAAATCGCTCTGGAAAAACTGAAGATGTTATAGGTTTGTTTGACCGCTATATCGCTGGTGCAGAAAAACGCCCTGATATGCTTCGCGTTCTCAAGGACGCTAAAGAAACATACCTAAAGATTGAAGACCCAAAAGCACGCGAAGCTTTGATTGGTTCTGTTTTGGCTGGAACAGGAAAAGATGGGCTTGAGCTTTACGATAAGATTTGGAACGCTTCAGGCCAAGTTAAACTGGATACAGCTAAGATTAAAGACCTTCAGGCCGAAGGATTTATACTTGGAACTCCTGAATTTGAAGCAGCAATGAAGTCAGAGCGCGAAAAGATAACTACAACACTTCCAGGTGGTGGTTTTTATAGTGGAAGCCCAGCAGGATTAGCGCAAATCTTGGGCGGTAAACCATTGCCTTCCAACGTGCAAAAGGGGCCACCGCGCCAGCCAACTACTAAAGCAGAATTTGATAAATTGCCTCCTGGTTCAATCTTTATTGATCCAAATGGTGTAACTCGTGAAAAGCCAGGAGGTCAGACGGCTGCTCCGTCTGGTAACTTTCGCTGATGGTAAAGTTGTGATTGGTAAACTATTTCCTAATGCAAGGATAACATCTGGCTATCGTGGGCCAAATGATCCGCTGTCTAAAAAGAACCCAAGGTCTTATCATCGCACACCTGGTGCTGTTGATATTGCCCCAATAGCTGGAATGACATTTAAAGAATATATTTCTGACATCAAGAATGCTGGTTATAAAATTATTGAAGCTCGTGACGAGGTAAAGAACCCGTCTAAATATGCTACTGGCCCACACTGGCACGTTGTGATTGGAACTTAATATGGCTACTCAAGAAAATTGGTGGGAAGGTTCTGCCATTGTTGCAAAGCCCAGCAAGGCGCAGCAAGTGGATGGCGGCATATATGTGCCACCAACTAAAACGCCTGAGCAAATAGCCGACGAAGCGCGTAAGGCGGAAGAGTTTGGCATGAAAAAACGCGGCGAAGTTCGCGAGGAAGAAAAATTCGGACGTCAGATGCAAGATTTGACGGAAGGTCAATCTAAAGCGGTTGATTTTTATCAACGCGGACGCAGCTCTCAGATTGAGCTTGAGCGGTTAAACTTAAATCCTGATGACCTTATTGCACTTGCCACTCAAGAAGTTTTGCCTTCTAATTTAGCTAATAGATTTTCTGATACTGATCGTCGCCTATATCGTGCGGCAGCAAAGAATTTTGCAATGGCTACACTGCGCCGTGAAAGTGGCGCACAAATTGCGCCTGACGAAATTGCAAACCAAATATCAATATTCTTTCCAGGTGCAGGCGCTGATGAAAGAGAAAAACAAGTCCTTAAAAGGCAGCGAGATTTAACCATACTTGGCCTTGGTAGTGCGGCTGGGCCTTATGGTCTTGAGCAGGCTAATAAGAATCTTCAGAGCCTTGGGTTCATTGATGATCAGGGTAATCCAATCATTCCACCTGCAGCGGGTGCAGCCGAGACTCCAGTAGCTGGCTTGGCTGCAGCACTTCCTGGTGATCGCGTTGTTGCGGAAAAGGATCTTCAAAATGCAAGGGAATTGCAGGCGGCGTGGCAAAGCGGTAAAACCATTGAGGAACTAAACGCCATTTCAATGAGAAATGTTGGTTCACCATTAACACCCGAATCTATCCAAGCGCTTACTGCGGACACTAATCGTCGAGCGCAGTTCACACCATACCTTGCTCCAATGGAAGATGTCACAAAAGACATGGGCCTTGTTGCAGGCGCTATTGAGACTGTAACTGGTTCAGAACGCAGTACACCTGAGATTGAGGCTGCTCCTGACTGGACAACTATGCCTGAGCTAAACGAGCTTTCTCTTTCTAGTGCTGGCACCGCTCTTGGTACAATGTTCTCAAGCCCAGAAGAATCCGTTAAGATTATTCAAGCCAACTATCCCAGCGTTCAAGTGCGTCAGGATGCCAAGGGTAACTACATTCTTCGTTCGCAAGATGGCAAGGAATATGGCATTAAGCCAGGTTTCCGCTTTAGCGATGTTCCTCGTGCTGCGGGTGGTATTTTTGCATTTACGCCTGCTGGAGCCGCTAGGACGGTTGCAGGCGCTGCGGGTGGCGCTGCATTGACGCAAGCTGGTATTGAGGCAACACAAGCCGCTACTGGCGGCACATTTGACCCTGCCGAAATCGCTCTTGCTGGTGCTGGTGGTGC